TGAAGCACGCTTCCTTTGCCTGTATTCTTTCTGATGAGCCAATATCTCCGATCTATTCGCTTGATAATACTCTTTCTTATGAGCCAATATCTCCGCTCTATGGGCTTCATTGTATTCTTTCGTACGAGCCAATATCTCCGCTCTATGGGCTTCATTGTATTCTTTCATACGAGCCAATATCTGTCCCCTATGGGCTTCATTGTATTTTTTACGTTGAGCCAATATCTGTTCCCTATGGGCTTCATTGTATTCTTTCTTATATACCAGACGCTCTTCTTGTGTTAATATCGGTCTAATCTTGTTAACACAATCCAATGTTTCGATCCAGTATCGTTCACGTGCGTATAATTCCTGCTTTGATTTACAAGGGTAGGATTCGATGAGAACGATATCAACTTCCCCACCGGCTTCAAAAAGTTTATAACTGGTCACATAGCCAGCTTTATTTTCTTTAAACAATTTGTAACATTTTTTGTGCTGGAATTTCCTCTTGTTTAAATCAGTGCAAGTAGAGCCAATGTAAATATCAGGAATGACACTTGATACTAATCGGTAAATCTTTCCGTTTGCGTAATCCATTTTATTCTATAAGAGTCATTCTTTTAAATCTATTTTATTCTACAATCTAAGCGTTATCGTCCGAAGCATTCCACGCTCCTGAGAATTCAGAGGCTCGTACCATATACTAACATATATTTCCGCGAAGTCATACCGACACTCTACAACTATTTGAAGATAGGTATCTGCTTGTTGTAGTATAACAATGCCTCTTTTGGTCATAGCATTATAAACGGTGCGGATCGACTTTGTCCGCAGCTCTTCTCTGATGTAATCGATGGTGTTGTTGTATTGATTGATAATGTTATCGTTCAAAACTGGCTTCATTTGTTTTTATTATCAGAAAGACAATATATAAAAATCAATTTTATATATCGTTTTCGAATGCCTTCCTTGATGGGTTGGTTGATGAATATTAGACTGGTTGAAGGATTGGTTGAAGGATTGATTTTCACCATTGCCTTAAAATGACGGTTGGTTGATGAATTTGATGAGGTTGATGAATTTTTCTCAGTTCAGAGAAAAAATCAAGAAAAAGGGGACTATTAAAAACGACTTTTTTCTTATGATGTGAGGAAAATCCATCAACCTCATCAAATTCATCAACCAACCGTCATTTCAAGGTGAAGTGGTTTTTACATCCTTCAACCAATCCATCAACCTCATCAAATTCATCAACCAACCGTCATTTCAAGGTGAAGTGGTTTTTACATCCATCAACTACTATATGAACTTCGTATAATCAACTTCGTATGAAAAAAAAAAAATTAATTTCCCCTATAGAATAAAACATGTCTGAAACCAAAGTTTTATTGACCCGTCCCGTGAATATCAGCCAGAACTATGCAAAGACGATTCGCGTAGGTGGTACTCTCCAGTCTTACCAAGTTATTAATCAGACCGGTTCTTCTACCGGTAGCCAAATCCTTTTTCAGAATCTTGCCCTGCCTTCGCTCGGCAACTCTGTCATCTCTAAGAACATGCGTGTTCGCTATGTAGTCCAGCTCACAGCAAATGCTGACCCTCCCGTATTTAACCCGTTAAACCCTCTCACTGATGCACCTCCGCAGATGGTTTTCCGACAGTTCCCGCTGTCCTCTATTACTGATACCCTTACCGTTTCGATCAACAACGTCTCTTCAACAATCAATCTTCGCAACGTTCTTCCAGGATATGCTCGGACTATCGATAAGTTTTATTTGATGTCCAAGGCATCGGAAGCTCCTTCTCAATGTGATGACAATTCAATACTCTCAGGTGATGCTTTAATGGCCGCAGGTGGTGCTCCTCTATCAAACCAGGTGTTTTCGACGTATTATAACGGTTCTCACGTCAATCGTGGTTCATTTGAGCCAATTGGTTACGATGCTGGAACTCATACGTTTACCTATGAAATCTGTGAGCCAGTCATGTGTTCGCCTTTAGCTTTGGATGATACATCTCCTTACCTTGCAAATTGCAATACTCTTAACATCCAGTATAACTACAGTAACTTAACTGATATGGTCCTTACGGCCGGCCAGGGTGCTTTGCCTGCTGGATTTGCTGTGGCTATTACAAACGCATTCATCGAATATGATGTTATCTCGCTTGACAATCGCATTGTCTCGATTCCAAGAGTATACATGACTCCGTACTTCAACACACAGTATTTCAACAAGACGGATGCTTCCGGTCTCATCAACACCAATTCAAATCCCCAGCCGATCACATTCACGTCTGATTCTATTCGTTTGTCGTCTATGCCCGAGTTACTTATCATTTTCGCTGGTCCATCCCAATCCTCCCGCTCAGCTCATCCCGGTCAGCTTGCTGATGCATTCCTGCAGTGGGGTGATAGCGGAGCGGCTGGAATTGGCGCTGTAAACTTAAGTCTTAACAACCGTCAAGGTCTGCTCCAGTCTTGTTCCACGAAGGAGCTGTATCGTATCTCAGTCAAGAACGGATACTGCTATAGCTACACGACGTGGCTTAAATGCGGTGGCCCGATTGTTTTATCGCCGGTATCTGATTTAGGTCTTGATATCAGCGCGGGTGATGTTCTTCCTGGTATGGCTGGTAACGTTATTCTCCAGGTAACCACTCGTCACAACAATTCGAACTGGTATTTCGCTGGTCTACAGCAGGCTGTTGGCACGAACATCAATAACGTACAATTTCAGCAGACCATCGTATGCGTCTATAAAGGCGTAGCTGAGATATCTCCCGACAGCATGGCTCTGAACCTCGGCATCCTCTCGGCTTCGGAGGTTAATATGGCTCTTTCCAAAGCCCCTGCCTCTGGTGAGTCGATCCCCGAGAATCTGGTCGATGCTTATGAAGGCGGTCATCTGTTCGGACAGAAGGCACCTCTTCTTGGATCGGTTGCCCGAGGAGCCGGAGCTGTCGTTAGTGGAGGTCGTATGGGAATGAGAAAATAAAAATATTTTAAAAAAAATAACTACGTATAATAAAAATGAGCGCATGGACTATGTTTGTAAAAGAGCACTACGATAAAGTTAAGCATCTGCCGAATAAGGAGCGTCTTGGGGCACTTTCCAAGATGTTCAAGGGCGATGATAAACCCAAAGATAAACCGAAGGGGGATAAACCTAAACGTGGTCGGAAGATGAAAGAGTAAAAAATTTATTATTATTTTTTCTAATAATAAATGACAACAACGTACTCATATTTTGCTCCCGTGTTATTCCAAGAACAAGGGAACATAGCTCCTCCTATTCCAAATTATTTTGAACACGGTGTTGAAAAGCCTCCAATTAGCCGGTCGATTCCGGTCGATAAAACGTTGATTTCGACACCATATGATTGGCTTCAATCTAAATACGATTATGAACAAAGACTTCAGCCTCTTGAAGTTCAAGACAAAAAGCAACTTGAGTTTATCTCCAAATCAGGAACAGAATTTATTATTCCACAAGCTGGATGGTATGAACCTAGCCTGCAATCGACTTATCTAAATCAGAGTCTTAACTATGAACCTATTCGCAAGGGTGAATTTGAAGACCCTCTGAGACGAACAAAGATAGCCGAGGAAGAAAGACATAGAATAGCTATTCCCTTGTTCTTTTAGTAAATATTTTTTTTTTAAAATATTTACCATTACAATTTCTTTTTCAAAAAAGTCAAACCCTTTTCAGCTACGCTTTTAATGACATCTGGATTTTCCAAGGCATATTCGACTCCCTTTTTCAAAACATCTTTACCCAATGATTTTAGTGTATCGAAAAACCCAGCTCCTTCCAGCTTCTGATATTTATGTAGCTTCTTCAGCTGAATCATCGTTATAATGCCTTTCTTGTGCTTTTTCTGTAATTTTTTATAGTGAGCATATGCCTTTTGAAGTTGCTCAGCACTGGCCTTTGCAAGCTTATGGGGACGGCCTCTACCTTTTCGCATTGTAGATAGACCACTACCAACGGGCTGACCTACTCCTCTTTGATAAGTTGCTTCTCTCACTATAGACTTTGTTAATTTTGCTGATTTATTATTGGTCTTTTGTCTGTATAGAGTAAGGAGAGCCTTGTGGTCGCTACCCCTATCATCGTCAAAAGCAGTACCCGTTGATGTTTCAAGATCATTGATAAGAGATGAAATGAGATCGACTTTATCTTGTCTCGAAGTTGCAAAAAGAGGAGGCCTTCTAGGAGGACTTGCAGAAGGAGGAGGACTTCCAGGAGGACTTACGACACGTGCACCCGGAAGTTGAAATTCAAAAGGAGGTTCTACAACACCAATTCCAGACGCATCCGGAACAACGCCCTGCTGGTGAAGCTGAAGAGCTGGTACAATCTTCTTAATCTCGTTCGCAATATCTTCGAGATAAAACTTGCTCTGCTCCTTGGATTGTCGTACCTGGCGATCTAACTCATCTTTTTGAGGTTGAGTTAAACCAGCAAAGGCGGATGGATTAGCTTCGTATTCTTCCAACGTTGGCAATCCAGAGAACTGTAAATCTACGGCTCGAACAGGTTGATAATCAGCTCTAGCTTGTGTTTCCAGTGTCTGTAAAAGTTTTTCATCAAAATCAGTAAAGAATTTTTTAGGCTTGCCTTCAACTTTGAAAGTTGGAATGAATGATGGGTCGATGGGTTTGAGTTTTTCAGGTCGATCAAGAATCTCAGTTCTTGGCAAGTCAATCATTCTAATATCGGTATAAGTTGAAGGGACACGGAAATTAAAAGATTTAACATCACTCTTAGCAACACTCTTCGCAATACTCTTCGAAACACTCTTCGCAACACTCTTCGAAACACTCTTTCGTTTACGGTTGGCCCCTTTGGGCTTACGTTTGGTTAATTTGCCTCCTTCTTGCACTTCGTGCTTACCTTCTTGCACTTTGGGCTTTTCTTCTTGCACTTTGGGCTTGCCTTCGGCCCCTTTGGGTTTGCTTACATCAAAGTAGATTTTCTGAACTACCATTTTTTGCTTTATTTATAGGAAAAATAAAAATTATTTTTAAATAAAAGAATGGCATCGATTCAACGCATAGTTGATTACTATATTACCAAAGACTTGGATGGGATAGAGATCGAGAATCTAATCGGGAAGCCACCTATACTATATTCTGATTTGGCAAAATACTCTAGTATAGATGATCTTCTCGGTCAAGAGAAATGTGTCGTTATCCTCTATCAAACGAGTAGCAAAACAACCGGCCATTTCGTGGCTATAACTAAAAATGATGATGACCAGTATAGATATTTTGACTCTTACGGCTTAAATCCAGACAATGAACTGCAGTATACCCCTTATGATGAAAAATTACCTCGATATATCGTAAAACTTCTAACAGGGGTTCAATATGAGAGTAACAAATTCGATTACCAAAGCACAAATAAAGGCGTTTCCACCTGTGGCAGATGGGCTTCGCTGGCATGCTTGTTTAGAAATTTTACCCTAGCGGAGTTTCGGGCTTTATTTACGCAGAACAAAGATGCCTGGTTGAACAACCCCGATCACGTATCAACGATTTTAACTTTGGTCGCCTTGAGAGATGTTAGAAAATATATCCTTGGTAATAAATAAATGTATTTGATTCGATTAACAGAAAGCCCTTTAAAAAGCAAGAAATTACGAGCTTACTTTTCAGATGGGACACATACTGATTTCGGATCTCGTGGCTACGATGATTATACTACCCACCATGATGAGGACCGGAAAGAAAGATATCTCAAACGGCATTCCAAGCGAGAGGATTGGGAAGATTATAAATCAGCAGGTGCGTTAAGTAGATGGATACTTTGGAATGAGAAGACGATTGAAAAGAGTCTTAAAGAGTATATAAGACATTTCAAATTATAACTGCTTTATATAACGTAATATATAACAGAAAATCTTTATATATACATAAAGAAACCCATATATGCCTTGATATTTAAATTTAAATTTTAAAGTAATTGGTTATATATCAGCTTTGTTATAACATCTTTATATAACACAGCTGATATATATGATTCTAATCTGATATAAAAAAATTAAATCTTGTTGGCATATATAAAAAATGTCTGACCATACTCAACTTCGAGATATATTCAAATCCATGACCTCCCGCTTCGATAAACCCCTTGCCCAAGCCACTCTGAATAACTATGTTGTAAAACTCAATAAGTTAGCAGTTCTCATGACGGGGAAAAAATTTGACAAGGATGATTTAGACTGGTTAGCTGAGCCAGCGAAAGTTATTAAAAAAATAAATGATAGTGAACTCACAGGAAAGAAAGATTACTTTTCACCAGTTGTTCGCCTGTTAAAGTCGTTGAACATGAAAAACGATATTATTGCCGACTATCAGAAAGCAATGAGTGATTTTAAAAAGGATGAAGATGGGAAACGCAATCAAAATAAAAGAACCGATAAAGAAGAGAAATTGTGGATGTCCATGCCTGAAATTTTAAAACGCATAGACGACTATAAACTAACCGATGATGATGCAATGTCTCTCGTTTACAAGCTCATCGTTAGTTTATATTTTGAAAACGAACTTGTTCCGAGAAATGACCTGAATGTTTTTAAATTAATGAGCAGTTCGAAGAAACCCAAGGATACAAATAAAAATTTTAACTTTATCACAATCGATACCAAACGCGTTCCTAAAAAGATGATAATGAACAGATACAAGACAGACCATACGTTCAAACAGCAGATATTTGATATCACTCACAAGGTTTCAACTTTACTGAAAAAATACATAGCTGAGTTTAACCGCAAAAACGGGGATTTCCTGTTTGTTATGAGTGACGGGAATACGCCTTTCACAAAGGAGAATATGGGTCATCTTGTTTCAAAGGCAACCGAAGCAGTTTTGGGTAAACCTTTACGGGTCGATATGATTCGGCGCTTGATTATTTCGGATTACTATTCCGGCAAAGCCAAATCGATCGAAGATGATAATAATTCGGCAAGACGG